GTCAAGTCAAGAAGACATGCAAGGTGAGACTGAACAACCTACTCGTTTGCAGGACAAAACGTCAAGTTCTGCGTCACAGGTAGTTTCAGGTGCGTCACGCACACCTAAGACTTCCTCTGCAGGAGGCAACGGTTCCAAAAGAGTAAAGCTTACTCAAGAAGATGTAAGGCTTGCTAATAAATGGGGCATTCCTCTAGAGCAGTATGCAGCAGAAAAGCTGAAGGTCGAAGAGGCTGACGGCGAATATACAACTGTATAACAGAAAAAAAAGATAGTATATAAAGAAAAAGCGTTTGCAAATTAAAAAAAGGGAACACACCTTAAAATGACACCTACTAATAACAATAACAGCACGAATACAACTAGTTCACGTACAAGTAACACAAGAGAAGCCAAAGCTAGACGTACTACTTTCGAAGAACCTAACTGGCTGGAAATTCCGGATTCAGTCAGAGTACGGTTCGCTAATGAAGGAATGGCACTACGCTGGATCAGAGTCATGCTAAAGAATCAGGATGACTACAGAAACGTAGGCAAGCGTTCAGCAGAAGGCTGGGAATTTGTAGATTCTGCAGAAGTCCCTGAAATGTTACATTCTTCTACCGTGAAGGAAGACGGACGATATGCAGGTGCGGTCTGTCGTGGAGACTTAGCTCTGGCAAAGATGCCAATCGAGCTAGCCGAATCTCGTCAAGAATACTATGAGAATCAGAGCAGAGAGATGGTTCAAGCAGTTAACTCTCAGTTAATGCGCGATAGCTCTTCTCGTATGCCTATCTCAAACCAAAGCCGCACGCGAGTTAGTCGCGGGAAAACACCTAAGTTTCAAGATTAATACTTACTTTTAACTTTTAGGCTGTAGACCCGAGAATTATTCAAGTGTGTATGTGCTTTTTTAACAATCAACTTCTCATTTTAATATGTGATAGAAAGGAAAGTGTAATATGACTACAACAAAAGCACTTGACGGTCTACGCCCTTCACGCAAGCGCGGCGCTGCTGCAAATAGCACTGGTGGTAATGAATACCCAATTGCTAGCGGTTACGCCTCAAATATCTTTACTGGCGACGTTGTCGTCAATGCTGCAGGGTACGTAAACGTCCTTACAACTACAACTGAAAAGGCAATGGGCGTATTCGTCGGTTGCCGCTATGTCGCTAACGGCGAACCAAAGTGGTCCGCTTATTGGCCTTCCGGTACGTCAGCAACCGATGCTTACGCAATGGTTATCGACGATCCAGCCGCTACATTCATTGTACAGGCTGACGCCTCAGTTTCAATTGGCGACATCAATTCACAAAACTTTAACGTTACTCTCGGTGCAGGTTCAACTGTAACAGGTCGGTCAGGCTTCGGTATCAACGCAGGTACTCGTACCACAGGCGTTGGCATGCTTCGCCCAATTGCCGTCCTTGCAGAACCCGGCAACGATATTGATGTTGCAGCAGAGCGGGCTTATCCAAAGCTTGAAGTTCGTATCGTCAAGCATGTCGATGCCTACATCTCTGCAGACGCATCAGTTAACTAATAGGGAAGAAGGAGTAATAAACTATGGCTATTAATCGTTCTAGCATTGCTAAAGAACTTCTTCCCGGTTTAAATGCAGTATTCGGTATGGAATATGGCGAAGTGGACAACGAACATGAGCCACTATATGCCATTGAACAGTCTGATCGTGCATTTGAAGAAGAAGTTCTATTCTCCGGCTTCGGCACTGCACCTGTAAAGGGTGAAGGTGCTGCAGTTCAGTACGATGACGCACAGGAAGGCTATACTGCTCGTTACACCAACGAGACAGTCGCCCTTGCTTTCGCCATCACTGAAGAAGCTATGGAAGACAACCTCTATGACACTTTCGCAAAGCTTCGTGCACGCGGTCTTGCCCGTGCAATGGCAAACACCAAGCAGGTAAAAGCTGCAGACGTTTTCAACAACGGCTTCAGCACTTCTTATCTTGGTGGCGACGGTGTCGCGCTATTCTCAGCTACTCACCCAACTATCGGTTCTGGCAATCAGTCCAATACTTTCGGTGCAGTTGACCTTAGCGAATCCTCACTTGAGACTGCTCTGATTACAATCTCAAAGGCTAAGGATGATCGTGGTATTCTAATCGGTCTACAGGCCGTTTCACTCCACGTTCCTTCCGATCTAGTCTTTACTGCAGATCAGATTCTCAACAGCCAGATGTCAACTGTAATCGGTGTCAATCCAACTGACACTACAGTAGGTGCCACTAACACAAACAAGATCAATGCAATCAAGAGTCAGGGTCTTGTTCCAAAGGGCTTCTTTGTTAATCGTCGCTTTACCGACACAAACGCTTGGTTCATCAAGACCGATGCTCCAAACGGCACAAAGATGTTCGTTCGTGCACCACTACAGACCAAGATGGAGCCAGATTTCGATACTGGCAACCTTCGCTTCAAGGCCCGTGAGCGTTACAGCTTCGGTTGGTCCGATTGGCGCGGCTTCTATGGTGCCTCCGGTTCCTCATAAGATCAAGGAACTAAAGGGTTATAACACCTAGTAACTAAACATTAGGTAGGGCGAGTATAAAAAAAAATAACTATTTTTTATCTTGTCCTACCTTTTGTTTTTAATCTTTAATGTGCTATAATATTTTAAACAAGCACTACAAGTTTATTTTTTTCTTATTTATTAAAATAAAAGAAAGAGAATTTAAAAAAAATGTCTTCAGGCGCATCAAATTTACGACAGGCATTTGTTACAGGTAGCGGTGCAGTTCTAGATACTGTAGCCAGCGTATCAATTTCAGATACTAGAGTTAGAGCAGTACAGGCAACTGGTGTAGGTACCTTTCTCATTACAGGTACTTCAACTGACTCTTACGGCAATGTAACAGGCACAAATATTAAGTTCGTTCTTACCACTGCAGCAGATGCAATGGACCTTATTCTTCCAGAATCCGGTTTAAGAATGACAGGAACTATTAAAGTTTCTGCTCCAACTTCTGCAGCTACTGTAGCCGTTTTCTATGGCTAACTATAACGATCTTGTCAATGACATTATCTCTGCTTGCGAAAATGACGCAAGCGAATTTATTTCCTATATTCCAAATATGGTCAATAGAGCAGAAGAGAGACTTGTTAAGGACTTGGACGATTATGGTTTAGTAGTTTATACTTCAGTAGCAGTTTCTTCCGGTAACAATCTTGTAACGCTTCCTTCCGGCACTAGAGTAATCAAGAATGTGAACATTGTAAGCAATAGTTCCAAGATTAATCTTTTAATGCGTACAGACGAATTTATTAACGACTATTGGCCTGTAAGTGCTTCAACAGCAGAGCCAAAATATTATGCAAGGCGTAATAACACTACAATTTTAGTAGCTCCTACACCAGCCTCTACTTATGACGGCACTGTAGTAAATGTTGTTAGACCTACTACACTTACATCAGCTACTCAAACAAATTATTTCACGGATTTTTGTTACGATCTTCTTTTCAACGCTTCAATGATTGAAGCTATGATGTTTCAAAAGGATTATCAAGTATCGCAGTTTTTCGAAACTAGATATGCATCTCTTCTGGAACTTCAACGTAATCAGGCAAGACGTACAAGAAGAGACGACATGCAAACTCCAGCATCTCCTGCAGGTGCTGACAATCCTCTTATTGCTAACTCAAATTAATTCTTTGATTAAAGAAGAAAAAAGAAGAAGGGAAATTACAAAAAAATTATGAAAAAGAATCCTTTAGGTGGCGATGCCACTTCAGTTCCAGAAGAACTTTCTGCTCCTAAACAAGCAAAAGAAAAGCCTGTTCCAATGCCCAAGCGTAAGCCTACAATGGTAAAGAAAGCTAAAGGTGGCAGTATTGGTTGTGGCGCTGCAATGAAGGGTCATGGTAAAGGCCCTTATAAAAAGAAAGAAATGTAAAAATGGCCGCATCAAAAATTCTGACTACAGGTGCCAAACTTTTACGAAAAGTATATGATTCTATAGATGATAAAGCTACTAATATACCCGGTAGAAAAACTGATAGTATTAGTGTTGGCAAAGAACGTCAAAAACGTGCTGAAAGAAAGAAAAAAGGAACGGAAGCTATTGCTGGAGGTGCAATTGTAGAAGCACTAGGTATTCCTGCTGAAACATTAAAACAGGAATACGCTGGTAGTGATTCTATGGGCAAAACCATGTCAACTAGGCGCATGGATACTATTAGAGATATTAAAGGCACTCCTGCTGAAACTCCAGAAAAAATTTCTGAAAAAACTTACAAGCGTAAACCCACAAAAACAGAAGAAAAAGAAGCTAGAGAAGGAAAACTAAAAAGGGGCGGTAAGGTAAAGAAGTACGCTAAGGGCGGCAAGATCGGCAGAGGCTGCGGTGCTGCAATGCGCGGCGGCGGAAAGGTAATGCGGTAGTATGCCTCTTAAAAAGGGTAAAAGCCAAAAGACTATCAGTAAGAATATCAAGATGCTGGTAGACGAAGGAAGACCTCAAAAGCAAGCTGTGGCTATTGCTTTAAGTACTGCAGGTAAAAAGCAGGTAAAAACTAAAAAGAGAGCTACTGGCGGTGTAGTAGCAAAGCAAGAGCAAAAGAGTAGAGTAAACGAAGCCGGTAACTACACTAAACCTGAAATGCGTAAAAGTCTTTTTAAACAGATCAAGTCTGGCACTAAAGGTGGTAAAGCAGGACAGTGGTCGGCTAGAAAAGCACAGCTACTAGCTTCGGAATACAAGAAAAAGGGCGGCGGGTACAAGTAAAAAATGGCTAATTTAGCTAAATCTCAGAAAAGTCTTAAAGCTTGGACTAAACAGAAATGGCGTACTAAGTCCGGTAAACCTTCTGCTGAAACAGGAGAAAGGTATTTACCGGAAAAAGCTATTAAAGCACTTTCTTCTTCTGAGTATGCAGCTACTACAAAAGCTAAAAGAGAAGGAACTAAAAAGGGTAAACAGTTTGTAAAGCAGCCTAAATCAGTAGCTAAAAAAGTTAAAAGTTATAGGAAAGTGAAATAAAAAAAAATGGCTTTATCGGATTCAGATCGTAACAAACTAAAGAAGTATGGTCTTTCAGGTCTTAACAAACCTAAGCGTACACCGGATCATCCAACAAAAAAGGGAGTAGTAGCAGTAAAATCTCCTTCCGGTAAGGGTGTAAAGGTTATCAGATTTGGCGATCAGAAGATGGGCCATAACTACTCTCCAGAAGCTAGAAAGTCTTTTAAGTCTAGACACGCAAAGAACATTGCTAAAGGTCCACAAAGTGCAGCTTATTGGGCTGACAAGTTCTTTTGGGCTGGGCCTTCAGGGTCTAAGAAGTCTCCTCCTAAAAGCCAAAAACTTGTAAGAGGACTGAAAAGAAAGTAAAATATGCCTATCACCAGATCAAACATAGGACAACAAGTTATGAAAGCACCAGCTAAAAAGAGTAAGAAAGCTATGCCTAAATTAGGTACAGGCAAGCGTTTTGAAATGCTAGAGAAAAGCATTGCTAAAAAGGGTACTGTAAAAGACCCTGCAGCAGTAGCAGCAGCTATTGGAAGAAAAAAGTACGGCGCAAAGAAAATGGCCGCAATGGCTAAAAAGGGTAAAAAGTAATTTATTATGGCTACTAGCGGTACCTATAACTGGTCTATGGATATTGACGAATGTATTCAAGAGGCTATGGAAATGATTGGAGGAGAACAGACTTTAGGACACGATCCTAAGTCTGCTCGTCGTTCAATCAATCTTTTGCTTCAAGACTGGCAAAATAGAGGT